GAGGAAGCACTAGGCGAGGTCGAAGCGGCCTTAGCCCATAGCGAAGGTGGCCATGGCTTCCCTCAGTGATCGCGAACGCGAACTGCGTATTCGTCTTGCTCGCGACTTCGATGACTACGCCCGTGCCTGTCTTAAGATACGCGCCAAGTCTGGCAGCGTTACACCATTCAGGCTCAATCGTAGCCAAGCTTACCTGCACGAGCGACTAGAAGCGCAGCGCGCTCGCCTCGGCAAAGTCCGCGCTCTAGTCCTGAAGGGGCGCCAAGTAGGTATCAGCACATACATCGCCGGCAGGTTTTATTGGCGCATTACCCATAAGCGCGGTTATCGAGCTTTCATCCTCACGCACTTGGACGAAGCCTCCGACAACCTATTCGGGATGGCAAAGCGGCTCCATGACAACTGCCCTGATATGTGGCGCCCAGATACTGGCAAGAGCAACGCCAAAGAGCTGTTCTTCTCTGGCCTTGATAGCGGTTACAAGGTCGGCACCGCTGGCAGTGCTGAAGTCGGCCGTTCGCAAACAATCCAATTGTTTCACGGCTCAGAAGTTGCGTTCTGGCCTAATGCGCAGAACCACGCTGCAGGTATTCGCCAAGCCGTCGCCGATCAGGCCGGAACCGAGGTCATCTTCGAGAGTACCGCCAACGGTATCGGCAATGTGTTCCATGCTGAGTGGAAAGCGGCCGAACGCGGTGACAGCGATTACGAGGCCGTGTTCATTCCGTGGTTTTGGCATGAGGAATACACCCGCGCGCCAGACGACGATTGGGTGATCCCTGACGCCTGGGAACAGTACGAGCGCCATTTCAGCCTGACCCGCGATCAAACCTATTGGGCATGGCGCAAAAACCGCGAGATGGCCGTTCTAGCCGGAGGCAATCCTGATGAACCCTGCTGGATGTTTAGACAAGAGTATCCAGCAACAGCAGATGAAGCTTTTCAAACGTCAGGTGCGGACGCTTTTATCAGCTCTGCCGCAGTTATCGCCGCACGAAAGAACCGCACTGTTCAAGGATATGGACCCGTCATTCTCGGTGTTGATCCTGCACGCGGAGGAGGCGATAAAACGGGGCTCATCGACCGCCAGGGCCGCCGATTGGGTGGCAACATCTGTAAGAGGATTGATCACAACGACCTGATGGCTGTCGCTGGCGAGGTCCAGCGCATCGCCAAACAGATCAACGCCGCCAAGGTGGTGATCGACACTACGGGTCTCGGCGCCGGTCTTTACGACCGTTTGCGCGAGATCATGGGCGACGTGATCGAAGGGGTGAATTTTGGGGCCAAGGCTTACGAAACCAAAGCCTATGCCAACCGCCGCGCAGAGATGTGGGATTTGATGCGGCAGTGGTTTGACGACCCCGCAGGTGTTCAGGTGCCGGACAGCGATGATTTCCAGGGCGACGTTTGCTCGATCATTCGGGGAGCCGGCGCTACCCGCTTCAACTCCAGCGGCCAATTGCTGTTGGAACCTAAAGACCATGTGAAAGAGCGGCTGTCGTTCTCCCCTGACTTGGGAGACGCGGCAGCACTGACGTTTGCCATCGATATGAGCACCGCCAAAGTTCAGGATTGGAGCAGCTTTTCAGTGGCAACGTCTGAGGGTGATTGGTTGGGCATGTGATGCAAGACACATCGCAGCCCGCAACCAAAGCCGCGAAGAAGCTCTCAAAGGCTGATGCGGACGCTATCGTTGACGAGGTGCGCACGCGCATTGACGATAGCTGGAAGCATGATCGCTACAACCGGCACGATGCGGCGTCTGATCTGTCGTTTCTAGCCGGCGAGCAATGGCCTGACGCGGTACGGCGCGAGCGTGAAGCCGCCGGCCGTCCGATGCTGACGCTGAACCGGCTGCCGCAGTTCGTGCGTCAGGTCACGAACGACATTCGGCAGGCCGACTTCGCAATCAAGGCGATCCCGGAAGACGACCAGCAAGATCCGAAGCTGGCCAAGATTTACGACGGTCTGATCCGGCAAATTCAGTACCGCTCAAGCGCCACGCATGTGTTCTCGATTGCCGCCGAGCATCAAGCCTCATGCGGGATCGGCTGGTTTCGGATTGTCACCGAGTACAGCGACGACGATGCGTTTGACCTTGAGATCAAGTTCAAGAGCATCCGCAACCCGCTGTCCGTCTATGACGATCCGGCGGCCATCGAGCATGATCGCTCCGACGCGATGTGGCGCATCGTCAGCGAGGTTATCCCGCGCACGGCCTTCAAGGCGGCCTATCCAAAGGCACAGGAAGTCTCAATCGAGCGCCCGCTTGATACCAAAGAGACGACGCTTTTTTGGAGCACGTCCGACACGGTGCGGATTGCCGAGTACTGGCGCAAGGTCAAGGTCAAAAAGACGTTAGCCCAGCTTCAAGACGGGCGCGTGATCGACATTACCGGCAGGGGTGAAGGGGAGTTAGGCTACTTCCCCATTGCCAAGACGCGTGAGGTCGATGCCTACGACGTTGAGAGCTACATGGTGTCTGGCGCCGAGGTGCTGTCAGGCCCGCATAAATGGCCGGGAAAGTACATCCCGATTGTGCCGGTGATCGGCGGCGAGTTCCCACTTGAAAACCGCACCTATCGCTATGGTGTGATCCGGTTCGCCCGCGACGCCCAGCAGCTCTACAACTACTACCGCACGGCTACGGCTGAAGCGATTGCGCTAGCCCCCAAGGCGCCCTACCTCGTGACGCCCAACATGGTGGCGCCATTCAAGGGTCTGTGGGACACGGCAGGAAAGACCAACCGCCCGTATCTGCCGTATCAGCCCGATAAGGATGCGCCAGGCGCCAAGCCGTTCCGTGAGGCGCCGCCACCGCTGCCAACGGCATTGATCCAAGAGGCGCAGATCGCCTCCGACGATATGAAGGCGACGACCGGCATTTATGATGCTGGTCTCGGCAAGCAATCGAATGAAACGTCAGGCGTTGCTATTGGCCGACGCCAGCACGAAAGCGACGTTGCCAACTATCACTTTGCCGACAACCTGCAGCGGTCACTTGAATACGCTGGCCGGGTGCTGATTGACCTCATACCCAAGGTCTACGATAACGAACGCGTTATTCGGTTGATGCCGGATGAGGGCGCCAACAATAACGAGCACGAGCCCGTCACGATCAATCAGGTGGTGATGGGCGTCGGTGGCGTGCCGGTCATGGTCAATGACCTGTCGGCCGGCAAGTTTGATATTCGCGTCAAGGTCGGCAAGTCCTACTCGACGAAACGCGCTGAAGCCGCCGACAGCATGCTGCAGTTCGTTCAGGCCGTGCCACAGGCTGGCGCCGTGTCGGCCGACCTGATTGCTAAGAACTTTGATTGGCCCGGTGCTGACGAGCTTGCGAAGCGCCTGCGCAACACGATACCGCCTAACATTTTGGCCGATCCTGACAAACCCGAGACGCAGCCGCCACCTGATCCGGTCAAGCAACAAATGGATCAGATCAACGTGGCGATGGCTGCTGGCAAAGCCGCTGAGCTGCACGCCAAGACCGAGAACTTACGCGCCGATACGATGGTGAAACTCGCGCAAGCGATGGTTCCGCCGCAGGGATTGGCCGAACAGTTCCCGGTGCAGTTTGGCGATGAAATGCCCCCGCAAATCCCGCCACAGGGACCGCCACCCGGACCAATGCCAGGCCCGCCCATGAATGTTCCTCCGGGTGGCGGTCAGGGTCCGATTGATCCGCAACAGTTAGCTGAGTTCCAAGCTCAGCAGCATCCCGGGCAGATACCGCCTAGCCCGTAATACCCCCGGCCTCGGCCGTAAGTAACCAGTGAGCAAACCACCATGACTGATCTACCCACGGAAACCGTCCTAGAGGACGGTCCGAAAGTCATACCTAATGCGTCACCTGTACCGTTGCAGCCTGTGCCAACGGAAACGCCCGCACCCGTTCAAGATGGTGCGCCCGGTCAGCCGTCGGAGACCGAAACCCCCGACGAACAGCAGAAGCCAGACGAGAAAAAGCCGAAAGTACCGTTTTCAGAGCGTATTTCTCAAATCCACGCGCAAAAGAAGCAGGCAGAGGCCGAACGGTCGATCGCCCTGCAGGAAGTTGCGCGCCTCCGGTCAGAGTTGGAAAAGCTCACCAACGTCAAAGTTGATGAACTTCCCTACGATCAGCAGGACAGCTTGCGCGTTCGTGCAGCGGTCAAAGCTGAACGGCTAGAAGAAGCACAGTCCGCAGCAGCAATACAAAATGAGCGCGCGTTAAGGGCTCAGCAAGAAACGTTTTTGACGAAAGTCGAAGCGGTTGCTGATCGGATGCCGGATCTAATTGAGAAATTTGCTCGTGTGCCGGTGACTGAGAAGTCTGCGGAAATTATCGCTGCAAGCGATAAAGCGCCAGAAATTGCGTACTATCTGGCCAACAATCCGCGTGATGCTCATTACATCAGCTCACTCCCGGATCATCTTCAAGGCGCTGCCATCAAAGACATTGAGCATCGGGTGTCATCCGCTCCGACTGTTCGCAAGGTTTCAACCGCGCCGTCGCCTCCCCCCACGCTGAATGGTGGTGCTACCCCTGGGGCCAAAGACCCCGGAAACATGACCATGGAAGAATATGCAGCGTGGCGGAAAGGGAACGGCTGACCAAATCAAAGGCTAGGCAGCCATGAGCAATACAGCACTAACAGCCTCCATCGTCGCGAAGGAGGCACTTGTCATCCTCGAAAACGAGCTTGGCATTCTGAAAAACCTGCATCGCGCGCACGAAGACGAGTTCACCAACAGCGTCAACGGCTACAAGATCGGTGATACGATCAACATCCGTCGCCCGGCTGACTTTACGGTTCGTTCCGGCGCCACGCTGTCCACGCAGGACGTGATCGAAGGCAAGACCACGCTGACGATCGACCAGCAGATCGGTGTCGATTTCCAGTTCACGTCCCAGGAATTGACGTTGAAGATTGGCGACTTGTCCGAGCGCGTGATCAAGCCTGCGATGAGTTCAATCGTCAACAGCATGGCGTCCGACGTGTTTACGCAGATGTATCAGGGAACTTATAACTGGATTGGTACGCCCGGTACGACGTTGACCACGTTCGCAGGCTTTGCGAAGGCGGCTGAACGTCTTGACCTCATGTCGGTTCCGATGGAAGGCCGTACCGCCGGTTTGCATCCAACTGACTTTTGGGGCCTCGTTGGTTCGCAAACGGCTTTATATTCGCCAACGCTGGTTGGCACGGCCTACCGTGACGGCGACCTCGGCAAAATCGGCGGCATCGATACCAAGATGTCCCAAGTTCTGCCCACACACACGGTTGGTCCGCTCGGTGGCACGCCGCTGGTCAACGGTGCCTCGCAGAACGTCACCTATGACACTGCGAAGAATACGTGGACTTCGAGCCTGATCACGGACGGCTGGACGGCTTCTGCTGCCTCGCGCGTCAAGGCTGGTGATATTTTCACTATCGCCAACGTGTACATGGTCAACCCCAAAACCAAGGTCAAAACCTCGGTTCTGCAGCAGTTCGTTGTGACGGCTGACGGTTCGTCTGACGGTTCAGGCAACCTGACGCTGACGGTATCGCCGCCGATCATCTCGTCGGGTGCATTCCAGACGGTCGACAGCGTGCCGGCAGATAACGCCGCCTTGACGTTCCTCGGCACAGCCTCGACGGCCTACCGCAACAACCTCGTGTTCCATAAGAACGCGATGAGCCTGGCCGTGGTCCCGATGGAAATGCCGCAGGCCGCCTATAACGGCTCGCGTCAGAGCTATAAGGGCCTATCGGTTCGTGTCATCCCGATCTATGACGGGACGAACGACATCAGCAAGTGGCGTCTTGACTTGCTCTATGGACGCAAGCTGATCGATCCGCGCCTCGCGACCCGCATGTCCGGCACCTAATGCCGGTCTTCATGTATCGGAAGGGGGAGGCGAAGCTATTCGCCTCTCTCTCCGACGTGCCGGCCAATGAGGGCTGGCAGGATACGCCGCCGACCGACATGGTGGTTAATCCTGATGGTGAGATCACGTTCGGGGCAGCAGCAGAACCAACGCCGGCGGTGATCGAACCACGCGTGCCGGAAAGCTCGGAAGACCTCAAAGGCTTGCTGCAGGCCTCGATTGACGCGGAGCACGCGGCAGAGACCGAAGATGAAGCCGAGCCTGACGTTGAGCCGGAAACGCTGGCAGACGGTGAGCCCGTCAATTATCTTCAGCCCCCGAAAAAGCGCGGCCGTCCTCGCAAGGTGACAGATGAGCCTAACAGCTAGGCAGGCCGTTACGCGCGCCCTCAAAGAACTGCAGTACTACGCCGAAGGTGAAGACCCAAGCGCGGCTGCAATTTCAGACGGGCTCGATGCACTTAACGCCATGATGTACGCTTGGCAGGGTTGGGGCATTACGCTCGCTTATCCGTCTGCAACGCGCTGGCGTGGCCCGTGGGACGTGAACCAGACCTATGCCATCGGTGATGGTGTTACGGTCGATGGCCTGACGTTTGCGTGCATCCTGGCGCATTACTCGACGACCAATGACCGCCCGCCGACGACGCCGCTGTACGCGACCTATTGGAGCTACACGGCAACCACGGCGCTGCCGCTGACGCTTGACGCTTCCATACCGCTCAACTCACTGCACGACCGTGGCGTGATCTCGTTGCTGGCGATGGACATTGCGCCGTTGTTCTCGGTGCAAGCGTCTCCAATCACGGCAGCGAAAGCACAGGCCGGCTGGCAGATGCTGTTGAAAGACTTCTTTGTGACCCCCGGCGCTAAGTACGATTTGGCCCTGCAGACCATGCCCAGCCAGCGTTTCAGCGTGTCTGGCGTGCTGCTTCCAGATGGGAACATCAGCTAATGTACATGCTCTATTTCTGGCAGATGGTGCTGTTCGTTTCGCTTGGTGTGTGTTTCGGCCTGTACGCTGCTGACCACCTCGACTAATGACGATCAAGCCGATTAGCCTAGGCGTCAGCTCTAACCCGGGTCGCTACCCGGCCGCAGGCGCCGCACGGCTGATCAATTGTCACGCTGAAGATGCGGGCCAAGAGGGCAAAACCCGCTGGCCTGTCTATGCCGTGTCGGGGCTGAAAAGCGCCGTGACGTTCCCCATTGATGGGGGCGTGCGCGCCATGATCGTGGTTGATGGCTTCCTGTATGCCGTCGTGGGCCGCTCAGTCTACAAGCTTGATACGGGTTACGGTTACACACGCATTGGGGGCCTACCCACTGACGGCCCGGTGACGATGGTGCGCAATCGGCGGGCGCCGGTAGCCGATATCGGCATCGTGTCAGACGGGCTTTACTATGCGATCCGCAACGGGGTGATGAGCCTCGTGAACGACCCCGATCTGCCGGCGCCGTCGTCGATCACGCAGCTCGATGGTTATTTCATCCTGCCCACGGCGGGTTCTGACAAGTGGTACGTGACATCAGTCAATGATGCGCTCAGCATCGACGCCTTGGACTTCGCCACGGCAGAGCGCTACCCCGACGCGACCGTGATGAGTGCCACGCGCGAGCGTGAGCTTGTGTTCTTTGGCTCACAATCAATCGAGTGGTGGCAGGACACGGGTGGTGCAGACTTCGCCTTTTCTCCGGTGCAGGCGATCCAAACGGGATGCCTTGCCGCTGGCAGCGTACAACAGGTTGACCGGACGCTGGTCTGGATCGCCAACGACGCCACGGTGCGCCGGATGGACGGGTACGGCGGGACGCGGATTTCGACGTATGCCGTGGAGCGCTCAATTACGGGCGCGTCTGATCCGACCTTGATAACGTCGTTTGCCTACTCCAAAGGCGGGCGGCAGTATTACGGTATCCAAGACACCACGTTTTGTTGGGTTTACGACCTCAACTCAGGGCTTTGGCACGAGCGGCAATCCTACGGGCTGAAGCGCTGGACGGCATCATCTACGGTTATTTTTGGCAACAAGGTGATCGCTGGCGACTACGCAAGTCCCAAGCTCTACGAGCTGTCAGGATCAACCTACGACGAAGCCGGCCAGCCGCTGATTATGACGGTGCAGACGCCTCCGGTACATTCCTATCCGGGTCGGTTGCGGTTCAATGCGCTGTTTCTCGACGTGATCCCAGGCGTGGGCCTCAACACGACAACACCGGCAGACCTCGACCCGGCCGTCATGCTGCAGTGGAGCGAGGACGGCGGCATCAACTGGTCATCAGAGCGGCAGTTTGCCATCGGTCGGCAGGGCAACACAAAAGCTCGTGTCAAAGCCAATCGCCTCGGGGTTGCTCGAGAAGATGGGCGGACGTTTAAATTCTCGGTGTCGGCTGCTGTTGTTAAAGGGTTCACAGGGGCCACGGTTGACGTGGAAAGCATGGGAACATGAGCGATTGGAACGCACTTGTCCCGGAATACAACGTGCTTGACCTTGCGCGGCAGGCGTCCCGCAACCCATACTTGCAGAACAACTTGTTGCGCCGCCCCGACACGCTGACAGCAGGACCAGAGCGCCCCAACGATTACCTGGCGCCAGTGTCAGAAGCGATCAGCCCAACGATGGGCGCTTATGGGCTGGGACAAGCGGCTGGATCAGTTGGCACGTCGCTGATGGATCGCAAGGCCCCGGACGCTGCTGATATGGCGGCGCTCGCTATGGCGTTTGTGCCAGGTTTCAAAGGCAAGGGGGAGCAACCCCAAGGCATCCGCGCCTATCACGGTTCCCCTCACGATTTTGATAAATTTGACTTATCTAAAAGATTTACTGGCGAAGGCGGAAACACCTACGGCGTCGGCATCAACCTGACATCAGATGAAAACTACGCCAAGCTTTACCGCGATCCGCAGTTGCAAGGCCGGGAGAAGAACGGTCGAACATACGAAGTCAACATCAACGCTAAGCCGGAAGAAATGCTCGATTGGGACAAGGCTGTTTCAGAGCACCCTGCAGAGGTCAAACAAAAGCTGTTGAGCGCCATATCAGCTTTGCCGGAAGAACAGCAACGCGCCCTTGTTGATCAAGGATTGAGCAAATACACGACAGGCGGCGGGCTTGCTTACGCTTTGGACCGCGTGTTGCCCGAAGGTGAAGTTGGGCCTGCCAGCACTTATTACAATCGAGGGCCAAGCAGCAGCGTAACGGATTTTTTTAAAAACGCCGGCATCCCTGGCCATACCTATCAAGAACGCGCCAACAACGGTACGCGCAACTACGTTGTGTTTGACGACAAGCTAATCGATATCATCCGTAAATACGGCATTGCCGCTGCTGCAAGCATGTACGGCATGGATGCGGTCAAGGGTGCGATGCAGCAAGGCGGCAACGCCTTGCTCGATCCGCAAGGGGCGCAGTAGTGGCAAACATTGCCCTGCCCAGTCAGACAGAGCCGTTCGTTGATAGCAACGGCATGATCCGCCCGATCTGGTATCGCATCTTGCAGCAACTCCCGGTGCTGCCGCTGCCGACCTACACAGTGTCAGGATTGCCGACGTCCGGCGTTGTGCGTGTCGCGTTTGCCTCAAACGGCCGGAAGGCCGGTGAGAGTGCAGGAAATGGAACTGGCGTGATGGTGTACTACGACGGCACCGCATGGCGCGCGTGCGATACGTCTTCAACTGTCGCTGCCTAGGAGGATCAAGTGGGTTTTTTCGGCTCGTTTTTTGGCGATGACCAGCGCGACGACCTCGCCAAAGCCAAGCAGCAATCTGACGCCGCGCTGAAGTCCGGCTATGACAACGCCAACGGCTATTATGGCCAAGCTTACGACCTGTATTCGCCCTATGCGAAGTCAGGGCAGCAAGCCTCCACCATGTACAACAATGCGTTGGGCGTAAATGGCCAGGGCGCGCAACAGTCCTTCATGGACAACTACAAGTCTGCTGATCCGTTTCGAGCGGAGAACGAAGACTACGCCACGAACTCGCTGCTTCGCGGGTATCGAGCGCAGGGCATGGTTGATAGCGGCGCCTCGCGATTGGCTGCCGCCCGTGCTTCGCTGCAACGAGGGTCGCAGGACTACAATCAATATCTAGACCGTCTGAACGGCGCCGGCAGCCAAGGCTATCAGGCGACGAACGCGCAAGCCGGCATTCGTGGCGGTCAGGCTGACATGGCCTACGGCTACGGATCGCAGTCTGCCGGCAACGCGATCAACTACGGCAACGCACAAGCGGCTTCGCGATCGACGGGCATAAATAACCTGATTGGCCTCGTTGGTGCTGGTGCCAAGGCGTACAGCGCTTGGCCGTCCTCCGGCGGATCTGGTTCTGGTGGTTGGCAAACGACCGTGACACGAGGAGGTTAAGGCTATGCCGTCTTATGCCCCCCTGCCAGCGTATCAATACCCCGGTAATGCGCTTTTGAACTTTGCGCCTGTTGAGGAAGGCATCACAGCAATTGGAACGCGCGCCAAAAACCAGCTCATAGGCTCAAAACTGGCAACGGGCGACTATCAAGGTGCGGCCTCGACGGCATTTGATCAGGGCGACATGGCATCTGGCATATCGTCCCTAAAGCTGCAGCAAACGAAGCAGGATGCCGACTATCAAAACGAGCAGCGTCTAGCCAAGACGTTCGGGGCGCTGTCGCAGTCTGTAGCCGCCGAGCCTGATCCCGCCAAGCAAGCGGCGATGTGGGCCAAAGTTCACGATACCGTGCCGCAATTGTCCCAGCACCTCACCAAATACGGTGTAGACCCGAACGACCATAAAGCGGCAACGGCTTTCCTGATGAATGAAGCCGGCATCAACCCGTACCAGCGCGACATGACCATGGCGGAGATTGCAGCCAAAAAGGCGTCAGCCGCCAAAGATTACGCGCTTGCCGGGTCGGCCGATCAGAACTGGTCGCTCGATGGCAACAGCGGGCTATTGTTCAACAAGAAAACGGGCGAAGTTCGCTCCGCGCCGGGCTCGTTGTCGCCAGCAGAAGGTGCGCGCATGAAAGAGCGCGTAACCTTGGAAGAAAAGGCACGCGCTGGCGATCTTTCCAAGGCTCAGGAAGCCGAAGAAATGACCCGCATCATTGCGGGTGCTCGGGACTTACTTGGTACGCGCGTGGTTGATCCCAAAACAAATCAGCAGACCTTTAGGCCGAGTGTTGACCCGGCTGTGTTTGGCCCGGTTTCTTCTTCCGGTATCAACGAGGCGATCGTCAGTAGCGCACCAATCGGTTTTTCGGGTGCTAAAGAACGACTGCGCCAAAGAAACCTTGTTCGGTCGCGACTGCAAGAGATCAATGCCGCTATCACGTCGGCCGCTAACAAGGGCCAAGGCGCTGTTTCAGACTTTGAGCGGCAGCAATACAACAAGGCTGTGGCGAGCGTTGATAATGGCGACATTGAAGGCGCTTACCGGGTGCTTGACGATCTCAACAACCGGATGGCCGCCAAAGCCCAAGCGATGCGGCAGCCATACACGACCGATCAGCGGCCAAGCTTCCCGCCAGTAAATCAGGGTGCCTCGACTGCCGGCAGGCCAGCCGCAGCGCCAACAGCGGCGCAACCCAAGATTACCGCCCGAAAAACCATCGGCAATAAGTCGTATGTTCAGATCGGATCGGATTGGTTCGAAGAATGAAGCCCGTCTCAGATCCCGCCATCCTAGCGCAGTTGAACGGCGCCCCTGCTGATGCCACGGCAGACGGTACAGCGCCGGACACTGAGCAGGTGAACAGTGTTGCGCCGCTCAAAGCCGTGCGCGATCCGGCTGTGTTGGGTAGCCTTAACTTTGGGCTGGACTTTTCTGGCGATCCGCACGCCACGCGGTCAGCGATTTCTAAGCTTCCTGTCCCCGCTCAGAAAGACGCGCAAGACCTATGGGCAGCGCATCGTGTGCGGCAGTTGACGGCAAAGGGCTATGACGTTCGGCCGATCTTGGCGCAGGGCATCCCGATCCTTGGCAACTGGCTTGACGAGATCGCGGCCGGTGCCGACGCCGCAATCAACACGGTAACGAACGGTCGCGCCGGACAGCCCTACGATGAGGCATTGGCCTACCAGCGTGCACTAAGCCAAGCCGGTGACGCGGCGCACCCAACAGAGGCGGCAGTCGGCAAGCTTGCCACGGGCATTGTCGCTGGTGGTCCGGTTTTTGCTCGGTTAGCGCCGGCAGCGACTACGGCGGGTCGCATGGCGCAAGGGGCGGCTATCGCCGTTCCTGTAGGAGCTGCCGACAGGTTTGCGGCGGGAGAAGGTGGCGTCGGCAATCGTCTCGATAGCGCACTGGATACCGATCACATCACGCAGGACGCTATGATTGGCGGCGGGCTGCCGATTGCCGGATCATTGGCAACTAGGGCGCTAGGTGCTGCCGCTGATACGATTTCACCTGCCATTACGCGGCGCATGTTTGGGCCTGACGCTGCCGCTGAAGAAATCTTAGCACGACGAATTGGTAACGAAGGCTCTAGTCCGGCACAAAAGCGCCTTGAGCTTCAACGCGGACAAACGCAGGCGGCCACCCTTGGCAGTAATAGTCAGGCGACGTTGCCGGAGGCCATTGCCGATACGTCGGATTCAATGCAGCGCTTGACCGGCAGCCTCTATAGGGCTGGTGGTGAGGCTGGCAACTACGTCAAGACTCGCCTCGACGCGCGTCAGCGTGGCCCTGAAAACCCCTTTGCGCCGGTTGATCCGGCGGCGCCGCCTGATGGGCAGATGGCCCGCGTTCTTGACGATGTGGAGCGGGCCTTGCAATTGCGGTCGTCAGGAACTGCCCGCCAGACTGAAACAGCTATCCAGCAGCGGCAGTCAGCCGAAGGCCAGCGCCTCTATTCTCAAGCGTTTCAAAATCAAGACGCTTTCGATATTCAGCCAGCACTCGACGGTTTGGCGCTGACGGCACAGCAATACCCGGCTCCGTTTCAGTCACGATTGCTTCGCGCCCTAAACCTGTTTCGCGACAACTCTCCCCAGCGTATGCCGGTTAACAATCTGCAGCGGTTTGACGCTTCTAAGAAGGCGTTAGACGACATGATTGAGCAGGCGCAGCGCGGGGGACAAAATAACCTTGTTCGCGAGTTAACGGGGTTCAAGAGCAACCTGCTTAACCACGTCCACGCGCCCGATCCGACGACCGGGGCGCCGACTCTCAACACGATCTATTCTGATGCTCGCAACGCGTGGGGCAGCGCGGCCGAAAACCGCCAAGCCATTCAATTAGGCCGCGAAGCGCTGAACCAAGGCAGCGAGATTGGCATTGATCAATATCAAAACCTTACGCGTGGTCAGCAACAGTTGTTCCGGCTGGGGTTTTCGGAAACGCTGCGCAACATGGTCGGCCCCAAGACCGCCGGCAACGACATCACGAAACTGTTTCAGCAGAGGCGTATTCAGGAACTCATGTCGGAAATGATACCCAGGTCACAGCGCGGCGGCGTGTTTGCCAATCGTCCCGAGCGATTTGGCGATTTGATGAACCGCGAGGCGCGCATGGTGCAGACCCGCAACGTGGCTTTGGGCGGATCGCCAACGGCGCGCAATCATCAAGACGACCTCGGTTTTGCCGGCGATGCGCTCGGCAGCATGTGGAACAGATTTCGGTCTAGTCCCAGCTTATTCAACATTGGTATTGAGGCGATTGGAACGGGCATCCAGAAGATATTCGGGTACCGCCAAGACGTTGCACTAGCGATGGCACAACGCTTGCTCGAGACGGACCCGGAAACCCGCAATCAGATCTTGCGCCGGTTAGCGGCGCGTGGCGGGCCCAACGTATTCATGCGCTTTGCAGATCACATTGACAGGTCTGGCAACGCCATCGCTGGCGCTGTTCCAGGTGCGTTGACCGACGATCAAGGTGGGGCGCGGTAACATCTCCGCAGCGGTATGAACACCGGATGTTAGCACGGGCCCCTTCCGCCGCTCGCGCCCCAAGAGAAGCTGACACAACCTAGGATGGCATTCAATGGCTGACGCTCCCACGGGCGCCGAGTTTGAAAACCTGTTGTCTCAGGTTGCCCAAATCATCGGTGCCGGTCGCCCAAATGGCGCGGGCCAAGTTGTGAGCGGCGCGCCGCAGGGGCAAGGTCGTCGCGGACGGTGGGACCAACGAGCACTAGACCGGCTAGAAGGCGATGGCGCGCCGGTCAGCACGGAAGTCAGCCCAGGCGCTGCCCGTCTATCCGAAGGGCTCGGCACGTTGGGTGCTGAGCTAACGGGCGTTCCGAGCGTCATGCGTGGTGTTGACCGGCTGTCCAAGGCTGACGGCGACCCGTGGCAAATTGCCGGCGGCTCGGGTGAAATCTTGCTTGGTGCAACCCCTGGCCTAAGCGTGGCGTCTAAGGCGCTCAAGCCGGCCGCCAGCGCCGCTGTCAATGCGTTGCTACCGAGCGCCGTAGGTGGCGGATTGCTGGCCTCTGGCGAAGCTTACGCGCAAGACCAGATCAAAGCCGACAAGGCTGCCGGTAACGATAAAGCTGGAACGGGCTTCTGGGGGCAGGTCAACGATTTGCTTGGCGGCAGCAGCCAGGCCCAAAAGGAAATGCCTTATGACCAGTTCCTAAAGGAACGTCTTGGGCCGGCGAAGTCTAAAGCCGATTTCTTGACCGAAGTCCGCAACGAGGTAGACGACAACGGCCGACGCAAGTTCGGGGTTCAAAGTGCCGAGCAGGAAGCCAATCGGCGTTATGCCGCCGATCAGACATCGCGCGCCAACGCCCTGACTGAGACCGACGCGCTTTACAAGAAATATCAAGATAGTGTGCGGGCCAGCAACAGCCGGTCATTCAAAGAACGGGCGCCCGACGTTGCGGCCCGGCTTCCGCTTGTTGGCCTGGCGGCGTCAGCTGGCGTCCCAGCGCTCCTAGGCGGCGCCAAGAACGCCTTTTCGTGGTCGAATGCGTCCAACCCTTCACGGGTGCAAGCGGCCACTAGAGCGGCAGATAACGCGCTTCTGGCATCGCCGCCAAATATGGTCGAAGCGGGCCTATACGGGAACAAGCTGGACGCGGCGATTGAGGCTGCCCAATCAACGGGCGCCAAGGCGTCTAAGTATGGCACGCCGCTGGCCGGCATCCTTGGGGGTGCTGGCGTTGGCGCAGAAGCCAACATGCTGCCGTATCAAATTGACGCCAATACGCTGCCGGACGGGTCGCCTAAACAGCAGGAAGCGATGGAGAACGCTTTCAACGTCGGTTTGTGGAGCAAAAAAGCTCTAATGAACCTGCCCACGGCAGTCACCGGCTACAAGCTCGGCGGTCTTATCCCCGAGAAGACTTTGGACTTGCCGGGAGCAATCGGGACGCGGAATACCGTAGCGCAGATGGTCGCTGGTCGGCCTCCTGGTCCGCCACCCGCAGGATCGCCCGGGCAAGCGATAGCGATAGGGCAGAACGGGGCTGCACCCAATGCTCTACCCCAGAACGGTCAACCGCCAGCAGCTCCAAATCCACGTCAGACTTACCAGACATATCCAGATCTCCCTGAGTCGCTAAAGAATGACGCTTTAGACGTGTACATGCAAGCTAGAAACTTGCTCGGACGCGCGCCCCCGCAACAAAAGACAGCGGATGCCTTAAAGGGCGATTTTGCCAACAATTTGGTTGACGTTCCGGTAACGCCCCAACGCATCAAAGACACGGAAACCGGAGTTCTCTGGTTCATCAAAACCTTCAAGCGCGAACCGCGCTCAGATACCGACTTCGACAAAATCCGGCGGTTGTCACCAGTAGCAGGAAAAACCCTAGCTCTGCCCGGCGCCATCATTGGCGGTAATGCGTTGTTGAACCCCTCCGGCGACGACGCCCAGCCCTACTAAATCCACAGGACAATCAGACATGACCGACGCGGTGCTCATCGTCCCGCCAGGATTTCGCTTGCTCGATGCAAGTGGAAACCCTGTCAGCGGCGGCAAGTTTAAATTCTTTGCCGCTGGCACTACGACCCCGCTGACGGTCTATTCCGATGACACGCTGTCAACGTCGCTCGGGACAGTTGTCACATGCGATAGCGGCGGTTATCCGGCCAACGGCTCGGGAACCAAGACCCTCGTTTATACGGGTTCGGCTGATTACAAAGTCCTGATTACCGACGCCAATGACAACACCTTAGCGACCCACGATAACGTCAAGGGTGCGGTCACAGGCGGATCAGGCTCTGGCACTTACGCCAAGCCCGCAACCCCGGTTGATACGGGTGCGGCAACCGTCACGCTGACGACTAGCGATCTCGGCAAGGTCAAAAACCTAAACCCAACCTCGGCAGCCATCACGGTCGTGCTGCCATCTGCCGTTGATGTTGGCAACGCGTCCAGCAAATCCAACTGGATCACCATTCGCAACATCGGCACGACCAATGCTGTGACTGTTGTTCCGGTTTCCAGCCAGACGATTGATGGCGCAGGCTCCAAAACCGTTTCGTCTCAGTACGACAGCATCGTTCTTTGCTCTGATGGCGCGAACTGGCATCAGCTTGCGTTTTCTCGGTCCTCGCTGTCATCAGGGGCGATCACCTCAGACCTTCTCGATACCCGGATTGTCGGCGGTCTGGCGGTCGTAGGTGATATTAAGCTGATCGCTTCTGAAACGGTTCCTGCAGGTTGGCTTGAGTGTAACGGCGCGGCTGTCTCGCGCACGACCTACTCCGCGCTGTTCGCTAAGATTGGCGTTACCCACGGCCAGGGCGACGGCGCGACAACGTTCAATATTCCCGATTATCGCGGCCGGTTTTTCCGCGCTTGGGACCATGGCGCTGGTCGTGATCCTGACGCAGCCAGCCGCACCGCGATGGCGACAGGTGGCCAGACGGGTGATCACGTCGGCTCGGTTCAAACAGACGGGTTTAAGGCGCACACACATTCGCTGTCATTGGGTGCAACGGCTGTTCAATCTGGCGGCGGTATCAACGTTCGTGCTGCCGGTTCTGGCGACGTTACGGGCTCCACGGGCGGAAACGAAACCCGCCCGACGAACGCCAACGTTATGGCGATCATCATGGCCGATCCGGCAGCCGCAGCGGGTGCCGCCAACGCACTGAACACGATTTATAACGGCTCTGGTGTTCCGTCGTCAGGAACGGGCGTCAACGGCGATTTCTATATTGATACGGCAAATAACAAAATATTCGGGCCGAAAGCGGCGGGTGCTTGGCCGTCTGGCGTGTCACTTGTTGGCCCAACTGGCGCCACGGGTGCCACAGGCTCGGCCGGTGCTGATGCGGGCTGGTCCTATACGTGGTCAACCGATACGACCGCGACCGACCCGACCTCTGGCAAGATCAAGGTCAATAATGCCACATTGGCAAGCGCCACCGCGCTTTATATTTCGGAAACCAACGGCGATAGTGCATCCATCGCCTCTGAAATAGCGACGTGGGATGACGGCACATCGACCGTCAAAGGCACGCTGAAAATCAGCAAGTCTGGATCGTCTGCCAACTTCGTGATCTTCCAGATTACCGGCACGATGACGGACAACGGGACGTGGGACACGTTCACGGTCGCATTTGTTGCCAGCGCCGGCACGATCTCAAACAGCGATGCGGTTAAGGTCAATTTTATACGCGCGGGAGACCTCGGCAATACGGGTTCTGCCGGTCCCACTGGCGCAACGGGTGCATCTGGTCCGGTGCCGATTGATTATACGTGGGATACGGGCACGTCTGCCGCTGATCCCGGTTCTGGCAAGCTGCGCGCCAATAACGCCACGCTATCAAGCGCAACGGCCATTTACATCAACGAGACGGACCGTCTCGGCAATGCGCTGGCGACATTTATTCAGCAATGGGACGACAGCACCAACACGACCAAAGGCCAGTTAATCGTCATCGATACGACCAACCCGGCGAACCGAGTGTATTTCAACGTCACGGGCACGATCACTGATAACGGCAGTTACGACACGATCACTGTCAACTATGCGTCAGGTGCCACATCACTGACAGCCGTCAACGTTGCGCTGATGTTTGTGCGCTCGGGAGATAAGGGCGCGGACGGTTCAGGTTCGTTTACAAGTTTAACACCAGGCAATGGCGTCACCTCAGACGTAACAGCTAACGCGCCAGGCAGTGCCATCACCACGTCTGGCACGATCAGTGCCGCCGAACCTGTCAACGCACAGGTGGGCACGAGCTACACGGTTGTTGATGGGGACCGGGCAAAGCTAGTCACGTTCTCAAACGCCGCTTCGATTGCCGTAACACTGCCTCAAGCTGGTCAGACCACGACGTTTAAAACGGGCTGGTTCTGCGACGTCATAAACCTCGGCGCTGGCGCGGTTACAATCACGCCGACCACATCAACGATCAACGGCGCATCAACGCTAGTCCTTAATACCGGGCAAGGCTGCCGCGTTATATCTGACGGCACAAACTATCAAATCAATCGCAAGCCGCCGCTAGGATCGTTGACCGGCATTATCAAAGCAGCAAGCGGCATCGCATCCGCTGCAACAGCCGGCACAGACTACATGAAGCCGGATACGACAAGCGTCATATCAAAAGGCTTCACCCTCACACCTAACCTGATCGGCACAGTGTCGTCAGGCACGACAACGCTCGATCCGACGCTCGGCAACTATCAAATGTTGATCAATGGCGGTGCATTTACGTTGGCGCCGCCAGCAACGGGCACATATGACGCTATTGACTTGTTAATCATCGCCGGACCGAGCGCCGGGTCTATTACGCTCAGCTCAACAAAATGGCGTGTCGGTTCAAACACTGGTGACGCTTTAGCAACGGCGGTTCGAGCAACGGCAACCGTCACAATGACTATTGCCAGCCCGTGCGTTGTGTCTTGGACAGGTCATGGTTGTGCTGATGGAGATCCTGTTTGGTTTACGACCAGCGGCGCACTGCCGACAGGTCTAACAGCCTCTACCGTCTATTACGTCAAATACATTGATGCCAATTCGTTCAATCTGGCCACGACGCCAGGCGGCTCATCAATCAACACAAGCGGATCACAAAGCGGCACACAAACCTGCAACGCAGCAAGTCAGTTTGTGTTCACGGCACGCCAGATTTATGGATCGTCGACGTATTTGATTAAGGCGCTGCAATGATCATAGACAGCATAGGCACTGAGATTCGCCAGCGCCGTTTGGTTCTATCGTCAGAATGGCGCTTAGATAAAAATCGCCCGCTGCAGTGGTGGATGCCGCAGGGCGACAAAACAACTTATAAGCTGTGCATCAAATCGGCACGCTCTGGACTTGTTTTGTGGCAACGGCCGTTTGTCAACTTGATTGATGCTCTTTCGTTTTCAGGCGTGCCTAGTTTTGACATAGAAACCAACAGGCACATTGAAACCGTCTGTCATTTTTTGAACGTGGGAAACCATGTTTGGTATTGCCCTGACGGACAAACCAACGAACGCGAATATCTTGCAACCGTCGCCAGTTATACAACGTCCAATTCGACAGCCTCGGCGTGGCCGACCGGCAACCAAGCGCCTGGCGGTGTTACAACAGCCACGTATCTAGTCGTGGCCGGTGGTGGTGGTGGTGGCTATTACGGAAGCGGCGGCGGTGCGGGTGGTCTTTTAACCAACTCAACGTCTGTCACTCCTGGAAATAGCTACACGATAACGGTTGGCGCCGGCGGTTCTGCCAGTTCTGGCGGGACAGGTGGTCAAGGGTCAAACTCCGTATTTTCGTCGTTTACCGCAACAGGTGGCGGTAAAGGTGGAAGCGCCGATATTTCTGCGGCAGGGTCCACTGGTGGTTCTGGGGGTGGCGGTATTCCGGTCTCCGGTGCGGGTCTTGCGGGAACCGCTGGACAAGGCAACGCGGGCGGCGCAGGCAGCAACACAAACGGTTGCGGAGGCGGCGGTGGTGCTAGTGCGGTTGGCAGCGCTGGCAGCGGAATTAACGGCGGCAATGGTGGTGCTGGCAGTTCTTCAAGTATTACCGGATCGCCAGTAACTTACGCAGGCGGTGGCGGTGGCGGTGCTTATAGCACTGGCACGCCGGGTACAGGCGGAAGCGGCGGCGGATCGTCTGGAACTTTAAGCGGTGCCGCATCTGATGCAACGGCTAATACAGGCGGCGGTGGTGGTGGTGGCGGCCGCGTTGCGTCAAGTTTTAACGGTGGTGCGGGTGGTTCTGGAATTGTGATCTTGTCCTATACGGCACAAGTCGGCGGGTTCAATCTTGCAATGATGGGAATGTAAATGGAACAGGTTGGATATAGCCTGATCGATGCAAACAACGTTGAAATTCAATATTGGGGCGACACGCCGGGCGTGATTGTTGGTGTTCCTGATGTGATCCGCATTGACAGCGACAACGTGCATGGAGCCAAAGCCGGTGATGCCGTTGGTGCATTTCGGCTAGTGCCCCGAATGATTGCATTCGGCACTTCGGCGGGGTCATCGTTTGACGGCACAAACCTCGTTGTTACAAAAGTCATCACGTCGGCGCAGGTTGATGCCGAGCGCGACCGCCGCATGAGGCTGTTTCCCTACGGCGGGAAAACGTATGACTTTGACGAGGGCGGGCAGACGAATATTTCGGGCGCTGGCACCTTGGCTTTTGCCGCAATAATCAACGGCGCACAATCGGGCAATCTGCGTTGGGCTGATGCCAACAAAGACTTTGCATGGATCGCGCACGACAACTCTCAAGTGACCATGGACGCGCAAACGACGTGGGACTTCGCGACCAAGGCTGCAATGTGGAAATCGGGCCATCTATTCGCGGGTCGCGCGCTGAAAGATACGAGCCCGATTCCGGTTGATTACGCGTCGGATAGTTACTGGCCGACAGGTGCCTGATGCACCTTTCAGCGTCTGCCCTTACGGAAGCTGCGGCGGAGTTTCGGCGTCGACAGGAAGGTGGCGTACGTGAAGTCGTCCACACAAAAGAGGTGGAGCGCGTTGAACTCGACGGGGCGGTAGCGGCAGCGCTCAACGCCCAGGCTGACGTTATTGCGCAGTTAGCCGCCAGAATTGTGGCGCTTGAAACGGAATCCGCGGACCAGCGTCACACGATTAAAGCGCTTGAAGAAAGCATCGCGGACGTGCGCGCCACCTATGCGCCCCTCAAGCACATTCACTCGATTGGCGATCTTGAAAGGGCATCGGCATGATTGAACTAAGCGATGCCGGATTGAAATTCATCGAGGGCTGGGAAGGATACGAGAAGAAGCTTCCTGACGGGCGCTGCCGTTCCTACCGCGACAAGATAAACGGAAAGCTTGATATTTGGACGTGCGGCTATGGCTGCACGGAGGGCGTAACCGGCGACACGGTATGGACACAGGAAGAAGCCGACGCCGCATTTAGGCGCGAGCTGCGCAAGCACATTGATGCGGTGGCCCGCATGGTGACAGTCGAGATCAACCAGAACGAAGCCGACGCGCTGATTAGCATGTCGTACAACATCGGCTCGGGCGGGTTGTCGAAGTCGACCGTCATTCGCAAGTTGAATGCCGGTGATAGGCAGGGCGCGGCAACCGCCATGTTGGCGTGGAACAAGTTTGGCGGTAAGCCCGTCAAAGGTCTGACGGCCAGGCGCCATGCAGAGGCGGCACTGTTTCTAACGCCAGTCGAAGGCGAGCCCGACGACCAGATGCCCCAGACCGTTACGCAGCCGCCTGCTGTCAGCACGGGAGCCACGGTTACAGCGGCAACCGTTGGAACAACCAGCATTGCAGCGCTCGCCAGCGCGCCCCCTGACATATCGGCAATCTCAAGCTGGCAGTCGGCGGTTGAAACGTTGATGAATGCGGCGACGTTCTTTGCATCCAAGCCGATGGCTATTGCCGGTGTACTCGTGTGCATTGGCGGTCTTTATCTATGGCATAAGGCACAAGAGACATGATCGCGTGGCTGATTGCTACCCTTGGAATGCGTGTCATTGCGTATGTCGTCGGCGCCGTCGGCGTTGGTCTGGTCTTCACCGGGCTCGTCTGGAAGCACGACAACAAAGTAACCGCCCGCGTTGTCCAACAGATCGAGAAAAAGGCCAGGACCGATGTTGATCGAGCCCAAGGCGCTGCTCGTCAGTCTCGCGCTGACGCTGATGCTGGCAGGGTGCAGCTCAGCCCCTACCGCCGAGACTGACAGCCGCATAAAATCACTGCCTCATATCAGCTATTCCAAGGCCGATACGTGCGAAACACAACGTCAAATTGAAGCCTACCACAGCGCCCTCGACTCTATGCTCCGAGGCCGAATAATCGTATATTCCCCGGCGTGCATAGTAGGTGGCGCCGGGAAGGTAGCGGCTGCGTCAGTAAACCCGATTAGCCCGTGAGGCGAGCATATGACGCATGAGCAACTTGCTAACATCGCTGCACATCTTGGTAGGGGAAACGAGGGCCGAAGTGCGACAGCTGAGACGCGACTTCCGCGCCCATATGCGATCCCACAAGCATCAGCCAAAGCCCTACGATCCGTGGCCGATGATCCGTATAGGGATTGGCCTGATAGTGCCGACAATAACAATTCTGTCGCATCTTCAGTGGGACAGGATCAAAGAGGCCGCAGCCGTGTTTCTGCGGCCTTAGATTGGTCCTGGCTGGTGCTAATCGTAGGGCTAGGGGGTACGATTTCATTTCTGGCGTTCAAAAGCCTGCCCTAGCGGCCTTTCTCTTTCAAGCTTTGATGCCGACGTGAAGGGCGGTAGCCGTCACGCCAAGCTGCTTCATTCCCCAGGCGCGGCAGTCGTCGCAGACAAACAGCGCGTTCGTGATCCGCTTGTGTTTCATCGCGCATTTGCAGCAATCGCAGCGGTCCATATCCGTCTCCCGTGTTCGTAGAATCAACATAGGCCCTAGGCCGAACCACGTCAATAAGTAAGGTCAAAACGCCAAAAATAATTTACGTGCGCCCTTACTTCTTGTGGGTTACGCACTTACTTTATGACCGATGATGATGTACTATCACAAATCACCAAGCTTCGGCGTGGTGACGTGCTCGAAGTGCGTTGGTTAAGTGACCTAGTTCCCAAGACTAAGGCGCTGGCTCAATGCCTTCAACGGCTGAACAAGATACACGACCGGGGCGCGTCACTGACCGAGACGACCACGGGCCGCAACAGCAGAAAGCATTTGTCTGAAATGGTGTTGGACAACCTGCCAAGGCTGCGAAAGGGGACGATTCGCAAGATCGCCAAGGTTGCTGGCGGCAAGGGTGGTAGGCCGAAGAAAGAACGTAAGACAAGTCTGGAGCGCGCCGAAGCATTGTGGTTCGATCTGCGCATCCCGACGAACAAGCAAGCCGCAACGAAGTGCGTTGGCTGGAACGTGACGGCGCTATTCAGGGAGTTTGGCAAGAGCGGTCGCCCGAAGGTTGGCAGGCCGCGTAAGGACGACGAATAAGGAGGGCAGTCGTGGCGCAGACCGTCGTAATTCAATGGGTGACGCGAGGCAACCGTCGCGGACTGTCTAAGCACCAGTTGATGAAGCACGATCACCTACGGGCATTCTTTGAACGGTTTAAGCATTGCTTTGAGTTAGACGAGCAAGCCGACGTGTATTGGTTCATTGAGAACGATTAGGGATCACTGCCGTGAGAAAGCCCGACACGACGATCGTATCGGAAGCCGGCATCGAATTGCGTTGGCGAGACGGTGCCACCATTGTGATCGACGAGGATGGCATATATTGCGTGTTTGCTGACAAAAGTTCGTTGATGGTTGAGTCTGATCGCGACAAGACGTCGGCTCATTGGAGTGAGATATACAGCAAGCTGGTCGAGGCGACCAAAAGTTAGGGAGGCCCCATTTGAAGATTGCAGCAACATACGGATTTGAAGCAGCTCACCAGCTTTTGCGCTTGCCCGATGGGCACAAGTGTAAGCGGCTGCACGGGCACAATTACAAGCTTGAGGTTTCGATCTCCGGCGACATTGATGAGCGCGGCTTTGTGATCGACTACGCCGAACTCGACGCGGCGGTGCAGCCGCTGGTGGATCGGTTGGACCATCGGTTTTTGAATGAGATCGAAGGGCTGGAAAACCCAACGTCCGAAGTGCTTGTGATGTGGTTAAAGCGGCAGATTGAAGCCGCGTTGCCAGGTTATGCACCGACCGTCCGCATTTACGAAACGCCGCGCTATTGGGTGGAAGCTTGACGATCTGTTACCACGGCACGCCGATCACGCCCAAGGCGCAACTCTACCGGATGACCGGACAGAGCTTTTGCGTTTCGTTTGCGGAGCCGCGCGATGCGGACTTCTGCGAGCAATTCGGGCAATCGGTGCTGTGGGATAATGGCGCGTTTACGGCCTTCACCAAAGGCAAGGTACTAGACGAGGCGGCGCTGTACGCTTGGCTTGAGCCGCGCTTGTATCATCCGCACCGAGCTGTAGTGCTGGACCGGATCGGCGGAAGTGTTGACGATCAACGCATGATGACGGATCGCTGGCCGTTCTCGCGCGACCTCTCGTGGCCCGTATGGCACTTGGACAAGCCGCTAGATTATCTTTCCGAGTTAGCCGACGAATGGCCCGCTGTGTGCCTAGGGTCTGCCGGCGAGTATTGGGAGATAGGCAGCGAGACATGGCTACGCCGGATGGATCAGGCGTTTGAGCACCTTTACAAGCGTGCCCCTCGCTTGCCTTGGCTGCACGGTCTGCGGATGCTTGGTCAAATCGGCAATTATCCATTCGGGTCGGCCGACAGCACGAACGTGGCGCAGAACTACGGAGTAAGGACCGGCTGCACCCATTGCATGGCAAAAGCGGTCAACAGCCAGAAGCGGCGACGGGGCGACAGCAAGCGCGAAGTCGTGCCGGATATGTTTCAGAGATAGGAGAAGTGCCTATCTGCCCAGTCGAAACCCCGGTGCACCTTCCATCGTGGGTTGACCTGTCCAGCCCGAGCCGGGGCGGGTGGCAGAAACCCCGGCATTCACGGACGCCAATGTGCTTTGGGAGCAGGGGGTCTGCCAGTGCTGGGGTTTTGTGCTGGTGCTTGACTGGATAGGTTCGTGACTCGTTCTGTCTTCGTTTGTCCGGTCGTTCCTGCTGGACTTCCCAGCCAAACCCCCGTATTCACGGGGCCGTGGGCCGGTAGCTCAGCGGTAGAGCACGTGACTTTTAATCAAGAATGCATTCAAGAAATATTGTTTAGATTCAATGGTCGTCTTCGTTGTGCTGGTGCTCAGTGCTGGTAGAACGGCCCAAGGGCGCGTGATTTTTATCGCGGAGCTTTTCTTTCAGTTTCCTGTTGACTTCCTTGAGCCGCTTGATCTCTGCGCGCTGCTGTTCGATCATTTTTCCGCTGGCGTCTATGTTCAGATACCAATGCGCTAAAGCTGTGTCGCCATATATGTTGTCGGCTTTCGTCATCCACTGCCCGCAATAGTGGCGGCCCGAAACCTCTTTCCACTCTGGCGACAGGGTGCATTGGCCTGGTGCCGCCAAATATTCCAGCCGCGACTTGTTTCGATCGGTTTCGCTGTACGGCCGATTAAAGTGCACACACCACATGCAGCTCATTTCTTCCTCCGCCTCAGCGGCACCACGTTGCCCGCTTCTGGTTGAACGCTCAAGCTCGGCAGCTTGCCTAGGGCCTGTGTCACTTCCTCGTCTGCTACGTGGGCGTAACGCTCGGTGGTCTTGATGCTGGCGTGTCCCAGCACGCGAGCCACGATCTCAAGCGGCGCCCCCTTCTGACGCAGCCAACTCGCGCACGTATGCCGCATATCGTGCCATGTGAAATCCTCAAGCCCGGCACGCTCAACAGCCGCCTCAAATAACTTGCGGTGGTTCGTGCCATCAAAAACAGATGCGGCCGGATTGGGCGTTTCCGGCCGCAAGGTCAACAGCAACGCGCGTGTTTCGTCCGTTAGCCAGACGACCCGCGCGCCCGTTTTGCCTTTGGTGATTTTGACTTGGCCCCGGTCAAAATCGACGTCGGCCCATTTGATGCGCCACGTTTCCGACTTGCGGCACCCCGTGAGGATCGACCAGACGACGGCAACGCGGATCGGCTCGGGACACTCTGCCAAGAGCCGTTCGACTTCTGCCGCCGTGAGCCAGCGCGTGCGGCCTTTGGGCTCTTTCCTGAAATGGTCCGGCCAATTGATTTGGTTGACATGAAGGCCCCACACGCGGCCAGCGCGCCTAAGCACTCGCCGGAATGTTGCAAGGCATCGGTTAACAGATGCCGGGCCATTCCCTTCTCGTTCAATACCGTCAACGACCAACGCAACATTCTCGTTCGTGACATCGCTGAGATTAATTGTTGTTCCAAGCGATCCAACAATTCGCTTGAGGTTTCGAGCTTCGCCTTTGGCGCTTTCGAGCTTTTGGCCGTGCTCAAGCCACCATCGCGCACACGCTTGGTCAAGGGTCAGTTCCTTTCGTTGAGGCTTCCCAACTTGCGCTTCAAGCTCCGCCCGGAACTTGCGTTCCCACTCGCGGGCCTTACGCTTGTCGATCTCGCCAGTGCTTCGAGCAAACCGACGCCCTCCGACTTCGACTTCACATTGCCAGAACGGCGAGCGGTCACGCTTGAAGATGGACATACGCGGCACTCCGCAAGATAGTTGTCGATGTCCGCTTCAAGATACATGCGCCGGCCGCCCTCGCGAATATAGGGGATAGGCCGACGCTTGAGGGTCCGAGGGCTTTTCCGCAGTTTTGCGGCGGCTTCCTCTAATGTCAGCAGCCGAAGGCTATTCATCGGCCGACCTCATGTGGATATAGGCCGGTTCGTCGGGATGCGGCTCGACAACGACTGTGACGCCCAAACCTTGCTCATGGACGTGCTGCGCCAGAATAGACTTTGCCTCGAAAGCTGCGTTGAAAGCCTTGTTTAGATCTTTGATGCAAGTCTCGACGCGTTGGTTCGCTGACCTTACGTTTTGCACAAGGTCGTCAATGGTCACGCGACCAACAGTAACCGGCACGTCATCAACGTCATTGGCTTGCTGCAGGATGCGCGGAAAGAACGCCATCACAGCCCCCACAGAGTATAGAGAAGATAGCCAGCCGCCGCGATGGCGAGCACGTAATAGCTTGCGATCTTAATCATCACGACGACCCCATGTGTGTTTGTAGCCGGGCGGCTTGTACCAACCGCGCGATTGCTTCACGCCGAAATGCTTGTCTGTAACTCGCCTGCACTTATCAATAACGGGTCGATCTTCCGTGTGCGTTTTTGTGTTGTCGCAAAGCTCGCACAACGGCCAGCCGTTGGTTTCAGCGTCGTCTTTGCCGCCGGCCCCAAGGCTGATTTGGTGGTCTGCAATCCATCGCTCGCCGCGAGTATTGCGGATACGATACTGGCAGCGACCGCAAGGCAGATAAGGGCCCACATCATCATACCGTTGATAAGCACGCTGAACCTCCCTTCTGAATTTGGTGTTGCTGCCCCTGGCCATCACGCAACTCGCAATATCTTTGCCCACCGCGCCCGCATCGTTGCCAAGTCGCGAGCCGAGCGGCCCGTGGCGCTCACTCGACGCAACAACGCGAGGCCGTTTGCAAGTTCCAAGCGCAGTTGCTCTGCGGTGAGCTTTTCGGCGCGGTCCGCTTCGTCGCGCATCTTGTCGAGTGCGTCCTGCATAATGTCGATAATGTCCTGTTTCTTGGTCATGCGGCATCCGCTCGCTCTAACGCGTGCACTGTCACTCCCAACTCAGCACATAGGATTTGTTCAATTGCTTTGCGAACCGGCGCAAAGTCGCGTTGTGACATGCGTCGAAAGTCCATCGAATGCGGAACATCGACGTACAGTTTGTCGGCTTCTGGATCGACACGCACAAACCCGTTTAGCCGGTGCGCGACCTGTACCGCAATCGAAAACGCTTCGAGCAAATCAAGCGGCCCCTTGTCGACGGTCACGACGTCGAACCTTCCCGCCTCGACCAGCAACCATTTGCGTAAATGCTCGGCATCCTTCGGCTTGAAGTGATGATCCTCTGGCCAATTGTCGAACGCGGCAGTGATGATTGCGAACAGCCGTCGATGATCTAACCCCGAACGCGGGGAGCGATCAGACTTTCCGCAGTGAGGGCACATCATGCCTGACATGCCTCCCGCTTTTCTTTGCCATATTTAACCACTGCGTCGTGGTCGGCAGGGTCCATTGACCTCAACAGCGGCGCGTTCCTGCGCGACCACGCGTCAAGCTCAGCATTTGACTTGCATTTGTCGATTTCTTCTTTGCATTTGGCCACGATGATGCTGTCACCATCGACCTTGTTGCCCATGCCTTTCTCGCCGTCGTCGTCCTCGTCGTCGGTGGCAAGACCACACGCCGCCAACGTCGCATAGCGCTTCCCGTAGCTGTAGGCACTGCCGACCGCTTGCGGATTGAACTGCACGACCGGCATATCAATTCGAGACTGACGCCAGCCGCCCGATGGCCAATGAATGAGCGTTGCAAACACGGGCAGAATGTAGCCCTTGCCGGTGCCCGTCTCGATCCTGATCAGGTAGTCAGCGGAGTGAGACAGCACGATCTGAGCGCTGCGCAGCGGCTCTCGAAGCTCGACGTTGATTTTCTTCAACGTCGCATAGCTGGCGCCGTGTGCTCCCTTGGCGTCGTTCTGTATCCAAGCCGGAAAATTTGCTTCAGCCCGCGCAAACGCTTCCATAAACCTTATGTAGTCTCCCCCGAATCCTTGGGGAACACCGAAATCATGTACGAGCTTCCTCTCGCGCAGGGCCATTTGGGCGCGCTGACCGATAGTCGGCGTGACTTCTCCGGTTTCGTGGTCGTATCCGTTTTCCATGTTTCAAATTCCTCGCCGCAACACGGGCAAAATTCTTCGCAAAAGTCGGTATCAATTGACCGCTCGCAGTGGTCGCAACGCGTAATGCTCATGACGCATGAGCCTCCCGCCGCATCCGATCAACAAGCTTGCGCATCGCCTTGTCTTCGGCCGCGTCAAGCAACGAAACCTTTGGTTCCCTGACGGCCTTTTTGACCGGCGGCATGTTTTCGAAGCTGAGCGCCACGCGCAGGCCGTCGCGGTATCCGCGCTGCCAATCTGTAAGACACCATTTGGGGCATGGCCCCTTGACGCGGCCGACGTCGTAACCGGCCTTGTAAAGCTGAACGTTCCGGATCATGGCTTGACCCCGTAGCGCGCATCGACAAGAGCGGCGTCGAGCTTTTCAATATCGCCCATAAGCGCCTGCCAACGGATCAAAACCTTTTCGAGCAACAAACCGGTTTCGTCGTTGACGTGGGTAAGGGCGCAAATTTTGCGGTTAAAATCGACCACGCCCGTTTTGACGTTGCCCATCGCAGCGAGCGCATCGACTGCTTTGATTATGTTGACCGCTTGGATCATGACGCCCTCCGCACGGGACGGTTGGCGTCGATGTAATCCTGAAACCGGCCGACCTCTAAGTCAGCGCTGCAACGGCGCCAGATCACGTCATGCAAAGGGTCGGAAAGCGGTTGGCCATAAACGGTCGGCTGGATCTTTACGCCATCAATTTCGACGCTGATCAGTTCTGCCCACGACTGGTGGACGTCAATCTCAAGATCGACGTCGAGGTCATGCACGAGCACGTGTCCTTTCCGGTCGCTTAGATGAATTGTGGTCCTCAACATATCCCGGCCTCCCATTGACCTAGTGGTGTGGGGGAGTGAGCCCGAGACCCCGCGACCGGGCCCACTCCCATGCTGGACAAGGGCAATCCCTCCCCTTGTCCGTGTCTCAGGTCCGCCGCGTGGTGCTTAGGTGCGTTGGATCTGATGCATGGGAGAATAAATCACATTCTGTGATACGTCAACGAAAAAAATAACAGCCTGTGATAGGTGGCTGTGCAAAACTGCAATTCCAACTGGACGTAGCCAAGTAGCCAGGGGGGGGGGGCAAAAGAGACGTATAACTCGTTTGTGAGTTTACGATTAAGCTGTTTGCCTTAGACTGATTTCTTGCGAGCTTGCTTTATGGCTTCGGCCAAACGATAGGGCAGGCCGCTCGGATCGCCACGATATAGCCAGTCAAGCGTCAGATTGTAATGCATACATAAAGCTAGTGCTGCGTCCAATGTTAGACGACGTTTTCCGGTTTCAAATTGATTGTACTGAGGCTGCGATAAGCCGGCCTCGGTTCCGAAATCCTGCTGATCAACCCCCATTGCGGAGCGGGTCAGGGCGAGCCTTCGGGCCACGTCCACCTTAAGATCTCCGCTGTCGTCGGGGTCTATCATCATCATCCCTATCAACAGCAAGAGCGTTATTCACGCAAATCCCAGGGAGGGATATTGCGAAAAATAACGTCGCGTGATACGGTGCTGGCATGGATACTATCACGACCATTGATGATTTGGTTACAGCGCTAGGTGGCGATACCGCTTTAGCCGACTGGCTTGGCATATCGCAGCCGGCTGTCGCCAACTGGAAGGTTAGGGGTTCGATCCCGCCCGGTTGGCACCTTCGCATCTTGGCGCGTCTGCGTCGTGAAGGTCGGACAATAGATCCATCGGTTTTTGGGCTGACAAATTCTGAGTTTGTGGAGCTTTTCGGCCGCCCTATCGGTCGGGCTGAGGCCCGCGCCGTCGCCTGAAATTAGTGCCGTAGCGTCCAGCGTCCTGTTTCCCCCAATGGCATCGCCTCGGGGCTGGTCGATTGCGCTCTAACCTGCCCGTTAAGCGCGCTCCCTCTCGATCGGTCGGCCAGCCCCGTCCTTTTTCGTTGCGTCCCCCGCGTTTAACCCCGCGCCCAGGAGGTGCAACCATGATTACATGGCTGAGAACGCGGACCCTTCCCCAGCTTGCGGGAACGGTCATGATCGCATCTGCGATCACCGCGCTGATTTATCAGGCAAGCAAAAACGCAGTCACAGCCGCCAAGTATTCTGAAGGCTGGATGCGATACATTGATGCTGCCGGCGGTATCGCCGTCGAGATGTTTGTGGCGTCCGCAGCTATCGGCGTTTTGTACGTCATGCGGCGCGGCAAGGTCTCCCACAGCTACGCCATGCTTGGCCTGATCGGCCTTTGCGTCGGGTTTGGTTTGCTCGCTGCCGGCCAGCAGATCAGCGTCCAGCGCACGCAAAAAACCGCTGAAGTCGGCGTCAAGCAAACGGTCTACAGTTCGCAGGCAACGCAGCTTGTCAAAGCGCAGGAAGAACTCGCCACCATCAAAGCTCGCCCGGTTGCGACCGTTGAGGCTGCGATGGCAACCGAGCGCGGCAAAACATTCTGGGATGCCACGGACGGCTGTAAGGACGTTGGCAAGTACGGCAACAGCTGCCGCCTGTACGGCGCGCTTGCTGCCGAGCTTGGGCTCGCTAAGCGCAAGGCTGAGCTTGAGGGCCGCGTTATTTCGCTTTCAACGGCAGTTGGGGCGACCACGGGTTCGCAGATCGCGACCGCTGACCCGATTGCTGGCCTTGTCGGCAGCTACTTCGAACTGACCGTCGAAAACGCCCAGATCGCAATGGCCTTCTTTAGCGCCGTTACGATGATGATGATTGCCATGTTCGGCATTCACTTTGGGCTGTTGGTGTACGGCGCCGACGATCTGCCGGCGCACGCTGCACAATCTGTTGCTCCGACGGTGATGCAGTACGCGGCCCCGGTGGTGCCGACGAATGTCACCCCGTTTCAGGCGGCGCACTACGTCCCCGGAACCGGAGCCCCCGACCTTAGTCAGCTGAAGCTTCCGTCTCATACGGGCATCGCGCGAGCGGTTGCCTAACAAACTAATAACGCCGGAGATCATGGGAAGATCTCCGGCGTGAGTACGTCCTGCCGAGGCAGGTACGCGAGTTCGAGCGGCTAAACTCAACTCTTACGGACGCGATACTAATATGAAACATATAGGCCACAGTCAAGACCTCAATGAGGCGGCTCAATTAACGCTGCCTGAACGCATCACGATTTGGGGCGACAGCTACGTTTCGCGCGGCCAGTTCGTGCCGCCAGAATGCACTCAGGAAGGCTTGTTGTTCCTTCGCGACATGGCCGCCAACGGCTGGCAGTTCGCGCAATCCCTCTGCGGTCAAGAGGGGCATCTTTGGCATCACAAATCACAAACGGCGGGGAGCGCGTGACATGGCGTTGTCGAACTCAGCGAAGCTGTTGCGTGCGTACATGGCTGCCACGGGTGAGTACGAGGCGAAAGTAATCTCTGCTGCGCTCGACATTCCCATTCGCACTGTGCAACGACTAAAGCTCGAATGCGCCACGGATGGCGTTTGCTCAGAACAAAGAACAAACGCCAAAAGCGCCACGGATGGCGCCGCCACTAGCGCCAAACACGCCACGGGTGGCGTCAGTACACCCGCACAAGCGCCACAGGCGGCGCCTCGCGCACGCGTAGAAGATAATAATATAACTACTAACCTAGAAACTACTGTTTCAAATCATATGATTGATTTGACGGTTTTGAGCAAAAGGTTGCTTGAAGCCGGCGGCAAAGCCCTAGCAAGCCCCGCGTCCCGTCCCAACTTGCTCATGGTCAGCGCGCCGCTCGGTTGGCTCAACGATGGCGCCGATTTGGAACTCGACGTGCTGCCCGCCATTCGCGCCACGGCCGCTCGGGCAACGCCAGGATCAATCACCACCTGGAATTACTTTGCTAAGCCCGTCGCGCAGGCCAAAACGCAGCGCACGGCATCCCTGCCCGTTGCCGAGCCCGTTCGCGCACCATGGGCGCCCCCGCGCCAAATGACCGTTTCCGAAATGAACGCCATGCTTGAAGCTATGGGGGTAAGCCAGTGACAGTTACCGAGTTCATATCGACGCTGCAGGTGCATTTCCCGACGCGGCACGACACGCCGCAGCAGTCGGCCGCATGGATCAAGTCCATGGTGGATGCCTTGCGCGGCACAGCGCCCGACGTGCTGCAGTCGGCTTGCTACCATATCGTCATGACGCGAAAGCTTCGATCATTCCCGCTCCCCTCGGAGTGCCGCGAAGCCTGCCAGCTTGCCGCCGAGCGCATTGCCGCAGACCGCGAGCGGTCGCCCGGCGCGCAGTACGTGGGCCGCAGCCTGCGCACGCCCGATAGGCCCGAGGACATCGAACGCTGGCGTGACGCCCGTTTGTGGCGCGAACAAATGGTCAATCAGTACGGGTCGTTTGACAACTACCTGACCCGCACACGGTCGGTGCGGTTTGACCCGCGTTTCGAGCAATCTCCGAGCGGCACGCCAATCGCGTCCAAAAAATCAACCTTCAAGCATGTGCAGGCGCCATTTGCCTACAAGGATGACACGCATGAACATTCCTAAAGAAGCACAGCCCCATGTCGCGGCTTTGGTCCGCCGCAATCAGTATCTCGAACGCAAGGTCGAAGACCTCACAACCAAGCTTGAGGCTGCGAAAGAAATTGCCCGACGCCGCACTGAAGCCCAACGCGAGCGAGCCGACAAAGAACAGCGTCTCGCACAGCAGGCATGGCGCGAAGCTGAAAGGCTGTTTGGATGAAGCGGAGAGCCGTGTGCACGAGAAACAGATTTCCCGCGTGGGTTTGGCACGCATGGATGCGCGGCGAACACCTTGGCCAACCATGGGACACTTACGAGATCGCCAAGTTCTTCAACATGGCCGAACACGAGACTTACAACATTCTCGCAAGGATGAGGCGCCAGACCTATGACACGGCAGATAGCGATACGGTTCGGCTTCTCTATCAAGTCCGGCAAGGTGGTGAAGACCACCAACAAACGGCAGTCGGTCAGTGACCGCATTCGCCAACAGAAGTCCAAAAAAGTGCGCGTCAAACGCAGAGGCACACCATGAGCCTGACAGAAACCCTATCCCCGACGCCGGAACGGTTGAACAAGAGCCGGTTCGAAACCCCGAGCACGGACCAGAAGGTCAAGCGGGACGCGTACCGGGCCATGTCGATCTTCCAGTCCCTGTACGCCTCGGGGAAGCTTAGCAGCGAGGAGCTATACGCTTCCGAACACCTAGAGCGTCACTACTGGGGCGCTATGGGTGCTAAGGTTGGCGACAAGGGCTCTGGCGAAGTGTCTGATAACCATCAGCCGGCGATCACGGTTCACAACGCGGCATTAGATGCCATGTCTAAACTCATCGACTGTCCGATGACGTGGCGAGCGTTGGTCGATACCGTCGAAGAACGAGCAACCCCGCAGGATATCGGCCGCCGCTTGCTTCCTGAATGCGGGAACCGGCCCCAGTCTTTCATTGCAGGATTGGCGATCATCAAACTCGGCTTGAGGAAAATCGCGAACTATCGTAGCCGCGCACGCGAACGCCCTTGACACGCGTTACGAACAAAAGCAAATCAGTTCTAGCGTCGCAAGACGTGTGAGAAATGGCCCCCGGTTCGTCCAGGGGCCTTTTTGCATTTCAAAGGCCCATGACGATCACGATCACGATCTTTCTTCCAAAGATCCTCCCCGCGTGTCTCGTGCTCATCGGCTCAACAACCGCAATCGCGCTCTACATCATCGCCCGCCAGGACAATGCTGATCTCTATCCATGACGTTGGATTGACAGTGTTGGTCGCCGTTGGAGTGATGATCGTTTGCGCGTGGCTGCAAACTTACTTCAGGGGATAGAACTTGAAAATGGATCTCAACGGCCTCGTCTCCAACATTAAGCAGGTCTTTGCCATCGTTGCCGTCGCGGCAGGGTGCATCGTCTGCGTTAAGGTGTTCGGCATCCGTATCGACGGACTGCCCGGCAGCCTCATGGATTGGGGCATTGTCACTATCGCAACGTCGCTCGCCAGCAAGTAAGGAACCTCACCAATGGCCAAGAAACCCGCAATGAAGCCCGCCAGCATGTCCAAGCCCGCCCCGGCCCCGATGCCGATGCCCAAGGGTGGCAAGAAGGGCAAGTGCTAACGATTGATATTTTGATTTTTCTATCAGGGAAATCAGATGCGCGGCGGTAAACGTCCCGGAGCCGGAAGGCCAAAGGGAAGCTCCAACGCTAAGACCGCGTTAGAGCGTGCCGCCGTGCGTGAAGCTGTTGACGCTTTGAAGTCAGACGGGGACACCCCGCTGCAGGTCTTGTTGTCCATCATGCGGACCACTGGCGACCTAACGACCAAGATCGATTGCGCCAAGGCTGCTGCGCCCTACATCCACCCGCGCTTGGCCAACGTCGAGCATTCCGGCCAAATGACGATCAACCGCCAAGAGGAAGCACTAGGCGAGGTCGAAGCGGCCTTAGCCCATAGCGAAGGTGGCCATGGCTTCCCTCAGTGATCGCGAACGCGAACTGCGTATTCGTCTTGCTCGCGACTTCGATGACTACGCCCG